CATTCACATAAACCCTAACGTAATCATCCCCAAGAATCTTGAAACTCACGGGGAAGATACGAGTAGAGCCATCACCATTATAGAATATGGAACTTACCATTATTTAATCTCCCTGGTTGGCGGTGTATAGAAACCTTCAAATATAATACTTGAAAGTATAAAATTTTCATCATCACTGTTTTTAATTGTAATCACAACATCATCACTCTTAGACGTAATTGTAGCACTCATGTTAGCTGTTGAGCCACTATCAAAGGTTCGGGTGTAGGTGTAATTATAAGACTCACGTAATATACCCACATCAAACTTACCACTAGCGTAGAAGCTGACACGAGTAATCTGAACTGGTACAAGAGAAGTTTTTAAGTCCTCAGCTATCTTTGGTAACCACTTGTGTAGTGTAATGTGGCTATCAAAAGATTCAGTAACACCAACATCAACCTCATCTAGTTTTGTGTTGGTAGTAGGCACCAATGATACCTTTAACAATTTGTTTTGGGTGGTTAGTATGTGTAGCACATCATCTATAAAGAACATGTACTTAACACCAAACCCAAAACTCCAACGTGACCATGATGATTGGATAACCTGCTCACCATTCTTTGTGATTCTGTACATATAGAGTTTTGTGTTGTCTACTGAGTCTAATAACATCACACTAGAGTTTCCTGTTGATGCTACCATCTGTTTAATGGTTGGTAATAATCTAGGTGTGGTTATAGATACGTTTGTGCCTATGTTTGTTAGACTGTTCTTATCAATTCTGTACTCTCGTAACTGTCGTGTAGAGGCATCAGTCAAACTTACAAAGAACATCGAATCACCTACTACCACAGGCTCAACCTCCTGGTCAACACTGTAGGAGCTAACAGGCACAACACTCACAGTTAAAGGCGAGAAACTGTTTTGTTGTTCGATTGTAAACTGTTCGTCTTTGGTCATCATATAAAGTTGTCCCTGGAAAGGGGTCACATCATATATCTTAGAGGCTTTGTTTGTACTTATAGTTACGTCTATAGGGTCTGTGTCCAAAACCTCTAGGGAGGTCTTACTATAGAAGTCATAGTAACTACCTAGTTGACTCAAAACCAAGTTATCACCACTGGTTAGCCCTAAACGATTCTTAAAGAAGAACACCTCAGTTATGGTTTTATCTACGAAACTAGGGGTAGCATTTGTGTTAATGTCTCCTATGTTTGGTGTTGCCCAATCTATAAGGGCTGCTTCAAATGTACCATCAGCTAACCTATCAACACGAATAGGCATGTTGTTTAACTCTCCACGTGTGTCCTCTGGGTTATAGGTTTCCTCCCAAGTTCTACCATTCCATTGTACATAGTAGGTCGTAAACTCAGAACTGTCGTTGCCTGTTATCTTTACAATAGGATAATCGTTATCAATAGTAATTTCGTTTGGTAAGTCTGATAGCTTAGCAACCTGACCCTTCCACCCAAAACTAGCCTGTGACCCCCAAGAGTCCCAGTAACTAAATGTAAAGTAACCAAGTGTATTAACAATCACATCAATTATTTTAAGTTGCTTATCTACATAATTACTACCTAGTTTTTTGTAGTAACCTACACTAATATCAGTTAAAGGCTCTAATTCAGCAAAGGTTTTGAAACTGGTTGTACCACCAATAGTAACTTCAAGGTAGTAGTTTTGAACTGTCATCTTGTAACACAAAGTATCTTCAAAAGGTGTTTCAACTGTGTCACAAGTTGTAACATCCACATACTCATCTGCTCCATCAACTGTAGGACGAACCCTCACATACTTATGGTCAGTGTCGTATGGTGTTCTTAAACCACCGTTAACTGCTAAGTCCGTCCCATAACCAGTTTTGACTATCTTTAATAAACTACCCTTAGCTGTGGCTGTAAACCCATAACCACTAGCATTAATCAAAGTAGCTAGCTCAGTAGCGGCTACAGTTGAGTCTTTATCTGTGGTTTGAAACGTATAGGAATCCAAATATACAGCATATCTATATTCGTTATTAGAATCGTTAGAGCTTCGTGATAGCCAGTAGTAAGCTGACCTATCATACAATAAACCCACAGGGTTCTCATAACTAACACCAACCACCTTAGTTGTGTTTAGGATGAAGGTTCTATCCTGGACTGTTATGGCTTTGAGTTTTGTGGTGTCAGTCCCTAAATAGCCTTTCACAGCAGCTTCGCCAACATAGTTAACAGTTTTTTGTGTTCCTGTTAAATCATACACAGCAAGGTCGGTGTTTTGAATACCTACTATATACTGCTCATCTCCCTCGCCCCTATCATAACTATGGAAGGGATTGAAGGCGGGGTTTAAGGAGGCTATATACTCTGTACCATTTCGTCTCTGAACACCAAGTACCACATCAGGGATACAGTTAACCATATCACGACACTGCACATCCAAAACCAACTCATCATTCTGCTCACTAATACCGTTGTAGGGGGCACTATAGGTTTTACTTACTTTAGGCATAAGCTATCCTTAAGTTACAGGAGTAGGTCTAGTAGTCCTATCTACTAACCTAGTTCCTGAAATAAAGTTGTATTGGTTAAAGGCAATATCCTCACGCTGAACCTTAACAAAGCTCTGGTTTACTTTCTCCTGTAATCTAACGTCAGTTGCTGTATCACCACGAAGGAAGCTCTGAACGTCCTTAGCTGTTGTGTAGGTTATGAGTTCAGCGAATGTTTCAGGTAAATCTTCAAAATCTACATCCCAAACCACCACACAATCTACTGGCTCTGTGAACACAAAGGATGTGTTGACTAGGCTATAGAGGGTAGCACCACGGTTAATAACACTGGTTGTGACGCCTCTTACAGATAATACAGTAGTTGGGATTGCTATTTTTTGTTTATCACTATCAGGTATAAATGTCCAAGGCTCACGGTTGAACCACCAACCTTTAGCTTGAAGCTCTCTGGAAACCTGAAGTAAGTTGTTCCGTACAATCTTAGCTTCGTGTAGTTCATCCAAGGAGTCTATGTCTACGGTTGATGGTACAGGCATCTCACCTAAGTATCTTAGGCAGATGTTTACTGCATCCAAAATTATCATTATGTTTTCCTTATTATATTTAATGTATAGGTTAACTTTAGTAATTAGCTATTTTACTAAACAAAACCCTAACCTAAAAAGGGCAGTACCGTTAAGTACCACCCTTAGTTGTGTTATACGAAAGCGCCACCTGTGATAGCACAAGCCATTGATGGGTTTAACACACCCATACCAATCCAGTAGAAAGACTTAAGTAAGTCCTCACGAATCTTAGTTGGTAGAGGGTCGATGTCAGTCATGATTTCCATGAGCTTAACAACACCAATACAATCTTCTGTGAACGCAAGAGCCTGAAGTTTCTTGCTGTCAACCCCAACACTTACAGCTGTACTAACAGGTAAGTGGTTTGTCCACATAATCTTAAGACCAGCAATCTCTACGATTGTACCAGCGTCAACACCCCCATTGCTTCCAGAAGTGAAGTCACGGTGTACGCCCTTACCACTCTGAACAAGGTAGTTGAAGTTAGCAGGAGTTGTAACAACTACTGGATCACCTGGAACATCTTTCTGTTTAAATACTGTATTAGCTTCAAAGATAGCTGCGAACAATGCATCACCCTTAGCTTCTGATGTAGCACCTGAGCTAATAACATCGTTGTTAACTTCTGAGCCATCTGGCTGCATAACACTACCACCAATAGTTCCTGATGTTTGTGATGCAACTAAAATCTCAGCAAATACTTCTTTGTCAATCTTGGTAGCAAGAGCTTCACCCATTTGCTTAGCAAGTTTGCTTCTAGTGTCAAATGCAAGAATCTTCTCTTCAAGGCGGGAGATTGACAACGCAACATATTGTGGTTGGTCAATAGTAATCACACGCTCTTTAACAGGGATTGCGGTAGTAGACACATCAGTACCTACGACGTATGCAGCAGCACTGGTGTCAGCTAACTGTGCAATGATTGGGAAATATGCAGACGAGCCGTTCTCGATTGTTTGGTTGTAAACCATCTTAAGACCGATATTCTTACGGTCAAACGCTTCCATAACTAAACCGCTAAAGATTTCCTTAGCAAGTGCCATATCGGCAGGGTTACCACGAGTTCCTGCGGCACCTGTATCTGTGATGTTGTTAGGTGTAATAGCCATTTAAAATTCCTTATGTTAATGTTTTTTGTTTTGTTTGTGTTTTGGATTTATATTTACTTTCATAAAGTTGTCCTAGGTTTGTTGTACGCATACTCAAAACTTCGGGCTAAACTACTTGCATTAACATATCCGTGTTTAGTGTTCAAGGTGGTGTCGACAGCCCCTAAATACTCAGAAGCTCCACTATAAACACAGTCCCCTCATTAGTGTTAAGGGCACGCAAAGGAGTAAATCGTGCCCCTGTAAATTTATATGAAAACCCCGCCTTTGGCACATAATGCTAGTTAGAGGTGGGCAGGGTGTGTTAACAAGCTACGTGTGCATGTAGTGACGTAGCGTAAGTAGCATTATAGAATGCCTCTCTTCTTAGACACCAAATATCTGGAGTCAACTGCTTGTGTATATTTCTTGTCACGACCATACAGAGCATTCGAAACATCACGTCTCCACTCTGATTTGTCTTTGTAACCTTTTGTAGCTGTATCAGCCACTGAACTACCCTCTAGTTTTCTAGGAGGTGTTCCACGTCTAAGCTGTAGGTTTTCCACAGCCCATTTTGCTTTAGCTACGTTACCGCTTGTTAGGTCACGATTAATGTCAGCAATCACGGAATGGTCGGTGATGTATTCACTAGCCCATTTAACTAAGTCTTTGTACTCCGCCTCACCCCCAGCTGCTTCATAAATAGCGTTGGTATAGATTGTATCACGAGCCTTAGCTCCCTCGATGTAGAGGTCAATAACTTCTTTACTCAAACCCTTCTTCTCAAGTTCTTTGTAGTGGCTATCATCAAGCTTACCGTTTTCAAGATAGGCTTTCTCATATACTTCAAAGTCCTTAGGGGTTAGGGTAGCATTAACCTTAGTCTCGACCGCATCCTGCTGGGCTTCGGGTGTTGAGCTCTCTTCAGGAGTTGTTACCTGTTTTTCTGAAAGTTTCTTCTCAAGTTCTGTGTAGGCTTTCACTACATCCTCTAGGGATTTACCTTTGAACTTCTCAGGAATCTCGACAGGTTCATTTTTTAATGTCCCGTCCTCGTTGTAGGGATTGGTGTCATCGTTTACAACACCACGAGCCCTATCCAGTGCTGTCTGGTCTTGTGGGGCGAGCTGCTCACCACCTAAAGTAATGTCGTCTGCCATCACTTAGCCTTGGTTTGTTTAGAGTCTTCAGCAATCTCAGCACGTAACTGTGCTTTGAGTTTGTCAAGGAAGTCTGAGCTTAGTAACTCCTTCTCCACGTCTCGTCTAGCTTCTGCCTTAAGTCTAGCTAGCTCATCCTGATACTTATTTGTCTGACCAGTGATGTCAAACGT